TGTCAGTATATGGTCAAGACAGTTGTGTTATACCCCTTTCTATTGGCATGACTGTTATTGGCTTTAGCACATCTATGGGTACTTATTATCACGATATGGAGTGTGAACGCAGAAAGAAAGCTAAACTGCTTAATGGTTTAGGTATGAAAGTCGCAGCGATATCATTGATGTGCCAAGACAAGTCTGTATGGAAGTCTATGATGGATGCAGGTACACCATGTCCTATAGATGGATTGATTGGTGAACAAGCTAAACAACGATGGGATGAACTAGGTAATGAAAAAGTTTTTGATTCTGTTAATGCTACCTCTAGTGGCAAATTCAGACACCACAGAAAATCTCCTTAACCAACAAATTTATGATGGCAATAGCTTTGCCAATGGTTGGTCTGGAACAAATGACCATAATCATGGCAATAATATTGCAGCAGGTGTTGATGGAGAATACATAGAAAATAGTATCTCATTACAAAATGATGCAGGATTATCTAAAGGTATTATTAATAATGGGTTTACATCTACGGCAGGTGCAGATATTTGGTTCTGGAATCAGATAGAACAAAACGTAGAGATAACACAAACTTTAGTAGATGATAATGGCAATGTAACTACACAGACTAAAACTATAAACAACGATGGTTGTTATTATTGCACACATACTGATTCAATTATTATTGGTAATAATAGCCAAGAAGATTACGACATAACAGTTAGATATACTTTTAATGAGAACAGTAATTCTATATATCATTATGGTGCTGACTTAAAAAGTCCTACATTGTTTATCGAGTATGACCCTGTAGTAGTAGATGTTGCAACACAATCAGCTATTACAGAAATATCGAATGATATACAAGAGATATATATAGAAGAATTTGTTTACGAAGAACCTATTATTGAAGAAGTGGTATTTGAAGAACCAATTGTAGAGATAATAGAAGAACCTATTTTTATAGAAGAAGAATTTGTAGAGGAGACTATTGTATTAGCTCCTGCTATGATAGAACCTGAGATAGTAGAAGAAGTTATAGAAGAACCTGCTATCGAAGAAGTATTTGAAGAAATAGTTGAAGCACCTGTGGAGGAAGTAAATGAAACAGAAGTTGTCGAAGAAACAGAAAGAGATACGGAAGTGGGTGAAGATACAGGAGGAGCTGTCGAAACAGAATCAGCAGGAGTATCTGAAAGCACACAAGACAACAGTAGGAGTTTTGAAACCGAACTAACAATAGAAGAAATATCTATTAAAGTGGCAGACAAAATTAAAACAATAGATGGTCAGCTAAAAGCTACACAAATGATAGTAGCTAAAGTCATGGCTAAAGATAATAAAATATCTTCTTACTCAAAAGTAAACACAGATATATTTATACAACCTGAATTACAAAGTATTGATATAGGTACATACACTAACAGTAACTATGTTGATATTAGAAACATTTACCCAAATCAAACTTACGAGGACAGACTATGGACATCAAGACAATAGCAGGAATACTAGGACTAGTTATTACATTAGGTGGATTGTTTGTTCAAGTTGGACAGATTTTAAATAGATTAGAGGTGGTTGAATCTAGGTCAGTACCTAATATTGCCCCACTAGAAAAAGAATTATCAATATTAAAAACTCAGGTAGAGGACTTAAAAGCTAGAAATAGTAATCCTTTAATGAGATGATAAAGATAATTAAGTTCTTACTAAGTAAGGTAAGAACGAAATATCTAAGACCTGAAATATCAGTCTTAGAGTTTATACTAATATTAGTTATGTCGTACTACATCACAAGATGGATGTTCGCTTAGACTAATAGGAGATAACTATGAGTGCAAATATACCTTATACAAAAAGGGAAATGCAAATCATCAAAGCAATCCATGCGATAGACCCAGGGGCAGAAATCAGCATAAAGTCAAGGATTAATAATAGACTTGATTATAAATATGGTGGTATAGTGTTCTTAAACTGTGAAGCAATAACTTGGGATGAAGTTATGGACAAGATTGATGAAGAAGAAAGAAGACCTTATTAATCGGCCAAGTCATTATACTAAAGGTATAGAGACAATCGAATACATCAGGTCCTGGGATATGGATTATGTTCGTGGGAACATCGTAAAATACGTTACCCGATTCCCTTACAAAGGCACACCTATACAAGACTTAGAGAAAGCTAAGTGGTATCTCGAATATTTAATTACACAGGAAAAAAAACATGCCAAGCACAAATAGGTCTAGCATATCGCTAGCCACAGCACATGACATCGTAAGAGCCTGGAACCTGCCAGGAATGAAAAAACAAAAAGACGTTTTTGAATATTTAGGATTATCTACAGATTCAGGAACAATGTCTTTTTACAGACAGCAAGCAGAAGAATTAACTGGCGTAAGATTAGCTCCGCATTCAGATGGAAACTGTAATGAGATTATTAGAATAGAAAGGGCAAACTTACCACCACTAACTAATCATGTAAAAATAACTAACACTCCATATTGTATGTTGGTATTTAGTGATGCACATTTTGAAGGACACGAAACAGTATCTTTTAAAATTATGTGTGAAGTCATGAAAGATTTACTTAAAACAAGACAACTTAAATTAGTTGTAGCTAATGGTGATATAATGGATTTATCTATTCTATCTTCATTTGCAAAGTTTCATACAGAGATAAGGCCAAAAGAAAGAACAGTACAAAAAGAGATTTATGATTCTCAAGCTCAAATAAATAAACTTCAAAAGATAATAGATAAAGCAAAGTATCCTGTAAAACAAATTGCAACCTTCGGTAATCATGAAACTAGATTATCTAAAGTAGCTATGTCTTGGGGTAGAGCGTTTGAAGATTTAGAAGCATTTAAAATACAAAGTTTATTTCCTGACTGGGAATGGGCAATGTCACACCTAGTTGATGATACTGTAATGATTAAACACAGAATGAGAGGTGGCGTACATACCGCTTATCAAAACGCTATGCGTGGTGGAATACATATTGTAACAGGCCACACACATCAATTGAATGCTAGAACATTTAATACTTATTCAACTACATCAATGGCAATACAAACAGGACATTTGTCAGAAGCATATCATCCATACTTAGAAGACAATGTAGCTAATGATTGGAATAACGGATTTGCTGTTATTACTGTAGACCCAAAAGAAAAGACAGTTCATCCTGAATTAGTACAGGTTAGTAACTATCACAGGTCAGCATTTTTTAGAGGTAAAAAATATACAGTATGAAACCAAAACTAGTAGTGATAAATTGGGAAGACGCAATCACCCCAACATCAGGGTGGACAAATATAAAAGAATTAGAAAACGATTTAGCTGACTGTATATCAATCGGATTAGTCGTTGAAGAAAATGACAAAACTATAACTCTTGTTAGTCACATCTCAGGAAGTGATACACAAGTAGATATAGATGGGAGTCTCGTATTGGATAAGTCTTGGATTAAATATAGAAAAGACTTACCTCTACCTAAAGAGACAGTAAATAAATTAAAGATATGGTTATTGGAGAACGCAGATGCCCAAAAGAATAGATAGAGAAAAAGAATTAAAATTTATAGAGTATTACACAGAAGGTGATACAGCTGGCAACGCATCAGCTAGTGCAGCTAAAGCTGGATGGAAAGATGATTCTAGACAGATGGGCTACTATCTTAAAAACAAATATGTTGCCGAAATCAAACAAAAGAATGAAGAGCGTATAGCATCTACATCAGGACTCGCAATATCTGTATTACAAAACCTATTACATTCCGAGCAAGACAATGTCAGACTCAACACAGCAAAATTAGTTTTAGAGATGGGTGGTTTTAGTTCTCAGAATATAAATCTAAATGTAGAGAAAGGACAAAATAAAACTGACGAGGAGCTAATAGAAGAGTTACAAGGCCTAGTTAGCAAGATTCCTGCTCTAAAACCTAAGTTAGCAGCAATTAAGGACCACACAGAAGAGGAAAAGGTTGAACAGCCTTCAGAAGCTTCTGAGGTAGACGAGAAGAGACTTACGCATTAGTGGGTACTATTGGTATCACCTACCCTATTTAAATTGGATTACGGGCATTCTAGAGCCTGTTTTTTTCTAGGATTCGTCTCCAATCTTAGATAAAGCACTATTTTCTATATCTTTTATTTTTTCTAGAACTTTCATGTATTGTTTTTTAAATTCCATATAACCTTTCTTATCATATCCCATAATTTCATATCGATTATTGTCATCATATATAAATTGTCCAGTACCTTGGCAATGTTCACACTTCACAATTTTATCACCACTAGTAACCGAACCTCTGCCTAAACAAAAAGGACACACATTATCCATAACTTCAGAGATGGCAAGATTAACAAATGCACGCACCAATAACTTATCACTAGATACTAGTTTATCTTTTTTATCTCTAATAAATATATCAGCACAATCTATAAATATATCGTCAAAGAACATTGCTCTTGCGTAATTGTTATCCGTATACTTTGCTATGAGAAAATCATATTCTTCTGTGGTCAATCCCCTACTCCCTAAAAACGCAGCTATGTCCTGTGGGGTAATAGCATCGTGGTTCGCAGAAGATGATACCTCATAATTCATAGATTTGGCAGTTAAAAGTGTTAATAATTCAACTTTCATTCTCTCTCTCCTGTAATCTTTTCTTTTCTGTTGCGGAACGAGATGTAAGGTATTGTAAATATTTTTCTCCATCTTTTTGATATCTCTCAATCATGTACACTTGCATGGCGTAAGAAACGCCCCAAGGAAAACTACTATCACTTTCTTGATGTGGCTTAGGCAAACTGTCTTCTATCTTATATAGTATACTTCTTTCTTCGCTAGTAAATCTAGTAGACGATTTAACAAGAGCGTGCCAATAAATTCTGTCATTACTAATTCCATTCTTAGCCCAATACTTTTTACTCATCAGCTTTCCATATTCTATATTTATCTCTAGCTAATGTTCTATATCTACATGGTAAACTATTCTTCCATGCATACCTTCTAACAGAATCTACGACATTATAATCATATACAACAAAAGACTCTCCTTCTTTCATTGATATAAAAGCATCAACATATTCTTTATACTTCCATGGCCTTCCACCCTGTTTACCAGGCACAGGAATATTATTATCTATTTTTATTTCTTGCATCTTTTGCCAATGTTTAATAAAAACTCTTGAAATAAATCTACTTTAATTTCTTTATGTTTTTTGTTTGGTTTTTTATCATCAGAAACTCTTTGCTCATCCACTCTTTTTTCTATTGGCATTCCATGTAATATCTTTAGTGCATCTACAGGCTTTTTAACAATGTAATACCATTTATAAAACTTTTTTCTAAACTGATACATGCCATCGGTAATTAAATTGTTCTCAACCAAGAACTTAAACATAGCTATTCTGCCATTGTAATTACAAATGATATCTATAAGACAGTCATCGCCTTTGGTAAAGTGAACTATAACTCCTTTATCAGTTAAGTTTTTCTTTACAGACTTCTTTAAACTCTCGAAGTAGTTCTTGTTGTCTTCCAAATTTATCCTCCCATGTACGGGTTCCTAGAGTGTGTATACCCTCTCCTCCTTGATGATGATGATGACAAAGGGGTATAAAGTCATCACTTTTCAACGCCATGCCAGCACCAGTTATGTGATGAATGCATGGTTGAGTATACACACCATATTTATTCTTACATACAATACAGCCATAATCGACAGCTAGTTCATATAATCGTCTTGTAGCTTTATTAGGTTTCTTCGCCATTCATAAAGAAGTCCATAACATCTTTTACTTTTACAAGCATACCTTTAGATGTATTTTCATCTCCTCCTTTTATTAGCTTACCTTTTCTTGCTATCTTTTTCATGTCCTCAATGGGTACAGTTAACGTGAAACATAACTTGTTTCCTTTATAAAATGATACTACCCAATGTTCTGCATGTGTTGTAGCAATACCACTTTTCTTACCTCTAGATTCAAACTCAACAAACATGTTGCCAGTCTTGGCCCATTGGTCTCTCTCAGCTTTACATTCAGTCTTGCCTTCAATTAAGTCATGCATTACTTTCCCATAAAACTTTTCAGATATTACTCCAAAATCTAAATCATATTTAAAGTCGTTGTTATGTTTCATGATAGTTCCCCATATAATTTTTTCTCGCCACGCAGGTTAGCTGAATTAGTTCTAAATAAATTACAAGCGGTTTCGATACTGCTGATGTGATGTCGCAAAGACAAATACTTTTTCTTTTGCTCTTTAATCAAAGGTATATATTTAACTACATCCTTATGTGATTCAGCCATTGATTCTCTATCTCTTACAGTTAAACCTTGGCCTTTAGTCTCCAAAAATACTGTAGCTTTAGTTATCTTATGCATAGATTCTAGATATTGATATTGGCTTTCAGCTTCAGCAAGTTCAACACCTTTTTCTCTAATCTCTATCACAGCTTTCTCTAATTCCTCTTCACCTAGTCTTATCATTTAACTATCTCAGGCTTTTTATATTTTTTTTGTTCAAGTAAATCTAAGACTGCCTTAATATCCTGTAAAACAGCCGACCTTCCTATATCAATGCCATCCTCAATATCTTCTTTTAGTCTACCTTCGTTTTCTTCTAATATAGCTTTATTAGTTCTATAAATAACTTCAATTTCATTTATAGCATCAATCATATCTTTTTCGTTTATGTCATTTTTTGTTATCATTTTTTTGCTCCTTTTTTTCTTTTTTTCTAAATATATTGTCGTAGTTATCCCCATATTTCTTTGGGTCAACAGGCCTATACCTATCTCCTTTACCAGCTTGCAACATTATTTATTACCTATTAGTTTTGTTTTTAATTTATCGGGAAGAGCGGCAAAAGTTTCCTTACTACCTTCTTCTAAATATAGCTGTACAAACTTATCTTCCAGCTTTTTAGTTTGATATTCAGGTAACTTATGCATCTCTAGCCCGCCCAATCTATTATATATAGCCCTAGCTTTTTCATCTTTAACGTCTTTACGTCTAAAGAAATCATTAAACATACCTCTAATGGTTTCCTCTGATGTTTTTAGAAACTTAGATAGATGACATATCTGTGGTTTCCACTCGCCATCATCAGTTTCACAATGCAAAAGAAGGGCAGACATACAATCATCTAAATCATACTTTTGTAAACTTAGCCAAAACATACCACGCTGTACGTTATTTATCTTAGCTTGCTTAGGATATGTATTCTCAATCACATCCATGAAAGAATTAAACTCCCTCTGATTCATTCTCTTTTTCCTCTACCTGTTTCTCAAATGCAATAATAGCATTCTCATTAGCAATCTCTTCTAAATCTTTATAGTTTCCTTGCTCCTCATCATATAATAGTTCTTTTACTTTACTCATTTTGTACCTCACTTGTTATTTAATGTGATTATATATGTGGTTATTTCAATAATCAACTTGTTTATAAAGTTATTTATGGTAATATTATGGACATGAAAACAATATTGGAGGTCAATATGACAAAATACACATACAAAGAGGTAGCTGACACCTTATCTAAGATAGATATAACAGGTATGGTTGAGACTAAAGGTAGATATTCTTATTTACCATGGGCTTACGCAGACCAAATCATGTTACATTTCTATCCTGAATATCAGGTTAAATGGTTTGCCCCTGAAAAATATGAAGATGGGACAATGCTACTCAAATGCATAGTACATATAGGTAACTTACATAAAGAAGCATTCTTGCCTGTTTATGACAATAGTTACAATGCTATATCTAATCCAAATGCAAGTGACATACAAGATAACATGCAACGATGCATGGTAAAAGCATTCGCTAAGTTTGGACTAGGTCTATCTTTATATCAGAATGGGTCAACTACACCTAACAAGTTACCATTCTTACCTAAAGAAGAGACTAAAGTAACTGATGACAATCTTGTAGCAATACAAAATGCTAAAGATGTTGAGAAAGAAATAGAAAATCAATTAAAAACAGGAGGTATTGCAGATGGTAGAACCGATGAAAAACAGTTCGGCAAAGTCTTACAATCTTCGTAGCTCAATGTTTAAGGCCTATGCATTTGGCATGGACACTAAACGTGAAGAGCAATTGAAGTTAGACTTGGCTGGCGAGGTCAAAGAAATACCGCAAGAAATGATGTGCTATGTAGACTATGGTACCGAGCATGAAACATGTGGTATTGGTAAATGGATATTAGTTAACAAGATGGCTGCTAGAGATTATGGCGACAATCAACAAAACTATGTTATCCAGGACTGGCTAAACCTAAAAGAAGATACTGTAGTAGATATCAGTACAACGCCCGATGGTATCAGTAAGGACCAATCTACATTAATTGAAGTGAAGTGCAGCAACATGGGAAAAACTAATTATAAAGAGTTTCCTAAGCGTTATTTGCCACAAATAGTAGGCCAAATGATGATATTAAACATGTTAGGCACGCCCGTTAAACAAGTAGATTTGGTTAATTGGACACCATTGGCTACTAAAATATGGAGATTTGAGAGAAATAAAGATTATGAAAACTATCTCATTGACCATTTAGAAGAGTATAGTCTTGCCTTGTTGGGGAAAAAAGAACTTCCTGAGAAGAAAAGAAGATACACAGCAAAATTAAACTTTGACCTTATCTATGGAGGATAAAATGGCAAAACAATACATAAATATATTTATAAACGACAGGACATATGGTGATGAAACCGATGCTTTCTACAAGAAAATAGAAGGTATCAAGGCGGAAAAACCATTCGCACCACCTTTCTTAAGCAATCCTAAGTTTGTAGCTAAGGAAGATATTATCATCCCAGCTGGCAAAGTTATGGATATAACCTTGTGGTTTAATGAGCGTGACGGCAGAAGAAACGCAAGTATCTGTGTTAAACCTGCAGAAGATACAGGCAAATACAGTAAAGCTAAAGAAGATATTAAAACAATAGAAAGCGTTTTTAATGATGACATCATAAAAGACGAAGACATACCATTCTAAGGAGGACATATGAGTAAATACGACCCTGATTACTATGATAAAAACAAGGACAAGATGAAAGCTAGTAACAAAATGTGGTACGAGAAAAACAAAGCAGCTATTCTTACCAAGATGCGGGAGAAAAGACTCAACAGAACTGATGAGGAAATCCAGCAAACAAGAGAAAAGCGTAAAGAGTACTACGAAAAGAATAAGGATACATTCTTAAATTACAGTAGAAATAAATACCAAAAGCAAAAAGCTAAGATGGCCGAGCTTGAAGCAAAGGTTAAAGAACTGGAGGCAAACAATGCTAGAGAAGATTAGAGAAATCTGCTACAATGCACCTGACTGGGTACAAGGGATACTAATCATAAGCGTGATAGCTATCTTTTGGGACTTAGTCTTGTAAATCATTTTGTTTATCTCGGGGAGGGTGAAATTCCCTTCCCTTCCTTCCCTTCCTTCCATACAAACACAAAGATTAATGCATTAGTATATTAGCAAATACTAATATAGGCCTATATCAGTAAATTAGAACATTTTAATATTCATTGATTTTTATATATAAAAATAAACATCAAATATTTGTATATTCATAAAAAATTATGCTAATGTACTTATATAAAACTTAATAAAGAGGTAAAAAATGAAAACAGATGACAAAAACATTTTAAAACTTATACAAATAATAGAAGATGAAAAGGCGGTAAATTCATGTAGCCCTTTAGCCTTTCGTATTCAAGACGCATTGGATTTAAAATATAAAACTTATGATGTAGATTATTTTGAATCTGATGAGGGTTGGTCAGCACCAGCTAAACAGGTAACACTATTATTAAATAATGGTAAAACAAAAAACATAGGACACATTGAGTGGAGAAAATAAATGACAAGCACAATTATATATAAAGGGCCTAGTCTGATAGATAACAAACCAATAATCGTTGTATATCAGCCGCAAGGCCGCAATTCTAAAATTGGTGATATGGGGCAAACTTGGATTATAAGAAGTGACATTGACCCGATAACCGCAAACCGCACGGGCCAAGATTATTCTATTTGCGGAAATTGTCCGCACAAAGGCAAAATTGACCCGCAAAAGAAAAAAGGAATGGCTCCAGAGCGTTCCTGCTATGTTAACCCAATGCCGATTCTAGCGGTATATAAAGCTTATAAGAAGGGCAACTATAAAAAACTTAATTATGGAGATAATTTATATCCGCTCGCAATGCTTGGAGCTGGGCAAGACATCCGCATTGGTTCCTATGGTGACCCTGCAGCCGTTCCCGCTAAAGTATGGCAAGGCTTGCTAAGGTTCGCAAAATCTCATACAGGCTATACTCATCAAGCAAATATTAAAACTTCATCATATGAATATATTAAGAAGTTTTTAATGACATCATGCGAAACGCTAAAACAAGCTAAAACCGCATGGCGTGAAGGGCTAAGAACATTCAGAACGATATCAGATATATCAGAAATATCAGATAATGAAAAACTATGCCCCGCAACGCTTGAAGGCTCAAAAACAACGTGCGAGAAGTGCAACAAATGCAATGGTGAAAACTCATTTAAATCAATTGCCATAGTAGTACACGGAAACGGGGCAAAATACGCAAGGGGGCAATCATGAAAACTAGAGAGGAAATGTTAAAAGACTATTTAGACCAATTTAAAGAGGGTAGTTTTGATATTATAGTTAATCCTGATGGCAGTACTGTTAAAATACCAGCAGAAAAAGATGAAGGGGGCAAACATGACAAATGATTGATATTATATATATGTTACTAGTTATATTATTTATGATATTTCTAGCTACTGATTAACTAATTAGCCCGCTGAAATATGCGGGCTCTTTTATATAGAAATAAATGTTTTTTTTATAAAAAGTATGATATTGTAATTATATGAAAACAAACAAAATGGAGAAAAACAAAATGAAAACATTAAATAAAAAAAATCTAGAGCGTATTAATCACCTTATACGTGAAATTCATACAGATAAATATTTATCTAAAGATTTTCAAAATGAAGAAGGTAGCGATTTTTGGTTGTGTCTAGCGTGTACTCATAGTGCAAAATTAAACACTATCAAATTATTTGAAGAATTTGGGATTTGTCATGAGCTTAAAGAAACCATTGAACGCTGGATATCTGAAAAAGATGAAATAATAGAGGAAAACCAAAAATGTTGGAAAAATTTTAATAGAATAAAAGAATTAGAAAAGAAAACCGCCTAAATCATAGCTAATTAGCCCGCACAAAATAGCGGGCTTTTTAGTGCTTATCTATATTAGAATCTACTAATATTCTTATACAAGTAAAATAAAAATCTGATGGCGGGGAAAAGTCCCGAATGCCTTATTCTATATACACATATACTACTATAGTAAGCAGAAATAGGCTTTTTTGAGGGTTTTACAAATCACACGCACACAATACTAGATAAGGGATAGACGTTCCTAATAGCCCACACACACGCCTTTTTTAGCCAATTCAGTATATAATAATATACTAATATTCCCTTCCCTTTTTAAGATAGGCTCCCTTCCCTTCATAGGATAGGGGAAAAGAAAAAAAAAGATGCTGGTTAAGGAATATTAACGCCCGATAATATTAGTTTATTAGAATATTCAGATATTCTTATATACAAAAATAGATGTTGACATAACCTTATCTCACCAATATAATAGGTGGGCGGGCGGGTTAATAGATATATATATAATAGATATATATATATATATATATATATATATATATATGAAAAATACCTTTTGACACATATATCATTATTTGCTATCGTATAGACATACCAGCAATAAAGCTGGTTAGGAGAAAAACAAAATGAACCACAAAATAAAAAACTTTCTTACATTCGGACTATATGACAGATTAGTCAAAACTGAGTGTGAGCTAATCAAAGCAAAAGAAGCTTCTTATAGTTACTATTCAGAACTTAAAAGAAGTATCGAAAAAATAGATATTGACCAGGCTATAGACGCTGCAATCGACAATTCATCTATTCTTACTGATAACAACTTTAGTCCTAGTGATTATGACTTAGTATCTTCTAATGATTATTACTTTGAGTCCTTTGTTGACGAAGATGACGTGGCTAGAGTTGTTGAATCTGGAATGGAAGATTACAGACAAAAAATCGACCAAGATATCAGAGACAACATCGGTGAAATGCAAGGACGTTTCATTAAGGACACAGTCAAGGAGATATGCACAGAAATGCTAGTTGATTGGTGTACCAGGACCGCAGAGGCGGCAAACAAAAACAAGGAGTAATTTTCTCCACCACCTGAGTAAGTGACTAAACTGCTCAATACTCCCTCCCTCCCTTCAAATAAATAAAAAAAACAAAACAAAATATCTTATTCTCACGCCCAACTATATTAGTATATTCTGATATTCTTATCTTCAATATATATAAAAATAATTCTTGACATATTATTGACTAGGATTTATCATAGGTGGGTGGGTGGGACAAAATCCCACTGATATTATCTACACAAAAATAAATATAAATAATTATTGACACTAATATAGTATTTGCTATTATTAGATTAGACCTACAATTAAGTAGGTGGAGAAAAACAAAATGAAAATAACAAGAGAAAGAATGACAAAAAACGAGCTTTTAAATCATATGAAAACAGATAACGTAGTAAAAAAAATGTATCTAGATTTAATAGAGTCAAATTGTAAAGCTTTGAGAGAAGACTCAAACGCAGGATTAGAGGAAGTCTTGCACGTTATAGAGGGTAATCTTCAAGCTATAGAAGAAATCGTTAAGGGATAAAATAAACAATATAGGGAGGCCTTCGGGCCTCCCAGGAGATAAACATAATGCAAGGCATTAAAACTAAAATACTAGTTAATCAAAAAACAGGCAATGAAAGCGTAAAAGCAATGACAACAGGCGAAAGGTCTACAAGTATGAGATTACAATATGATTATGCACTAAATGCAGAGCAGAATCATGCCAAGGTTGCAAAAGCTTTGTTTAATAAACTAGGTTGGCATAAAGATGGTGAACCACAATTAGCAATTGTAACAGATATCAAAGGCGGGTACTTCTTTGCTTTTGATTATGAGTACAACAGAGTTAATTTTAAATAACCGCTAATAAGAGTATGCTAGTATTCTAATAAAAGAATATTAGCATATTCTAATATACCTGCTCCGCAGTAAACCATCTCGGCCCTGCGGGCCTCGACCCCCCCCATGACGTGTGTCCGCATATATATATATTCTCTCCACACATCGGAGGGGAAATATGTTCTATACTAATACTACTTACTGACACTCATATGGATAAAAAAAAATTTAAAACTTGTTTTGAAAAATAGTAGTGCTATAATTGAATTACTTTTTATTTGATTCTGCATAGTCGTGAAAGGCAGGTAATTAATTTTATCTGCCTTTTTAGCCTAAAAACACAACATATAGTTGCAAAAAGAAAAAAAATCACTATACTTAGTGGTGGATAACTATGTCTACCGAAACACAAAGAATAGAAGAGATACTATCCACCCTTAAAAAGCGTCAAGAGACTAATCGTCTTAACTACTATCAGCCCTATAGATTTCAGCTTGATTTTCATGAAGCAGGTAAGCAGGCCAATCAAAGATTATTGATGGCGGCCAACAGGGTTGGCAAATCATTTGTAGGTGCTATGGAGATGTCTATTCATCTCACAGGAGTTTATCCTGAATGGTGGAAGGGAAAAAAATTTAAAGAGCCTATTAAGGCTTGGGTATGTGGTGCGAGTAATGAAACCACAAGAGACATATGCCAAAAAGAATTGTTCGGGCAACCCGACAACCCGAGAGATAAGGGAAAAGGTTCCATCCCTAAACATCTCATTGGTGAAACTACAAGGAAGCCTGGAGTACCAAACGCACACTCGTCAGTACTTGTTAAACATAAAAGCGGTGGGTGGTCGAGAGTTGCCTTTAAAGCCTATGAAATGGGTGCTGAAAAATTTATGGGGGAGAGTATTGATTTAGTATGGCTAGACGAAGAACCCCCACAAGACATATATTCGCAGTGTATTACAAGAACATTAGACAGGCGTGGACAAGTTTATTTAACATTCACACCCGAATCGGGAATGACAGAAGTCGTACAGAATTTTACAAGCGATTTAAAGCCAGCTCAGGCCCTAATCACTGCAGGCTGGAATGATGCAGACCATCTAACAGAAGATATGAAAGAGCAAATATTAAGTGCTCTACCACCTCATGAAAGAGAAATGAGGTCTAAAGGGATACCTATGGTAGGGTCAGGCTTAGTATTTCCGATATTAGAAGAGAATTTGGCCTGTGAGCCCTTTACCCTACCCCCTCATTTTAGTCGTATTGCAGGCCTCGATTTTGGATATGACCATCCTACAGCAGTTGTATGGATAGCATGGGATAGAGATGAAGATATTGTGTACGTTTATGATGTCTACAAGATGTCAAAACAAACACCTGACTATCATGCCAGTCATATCAATGAACGTGAGGGAAGTCATTACATACCAATTGTATGGCCACATGATGGATACCAGCATGATAAAGGCTCAGGTATAACCCTAGCAGAACAATACAGAACAGCACATGTCAACATGTTGCCATTTCACTTTGAGAACCCACCTGCATTAGGTGAAAAGAAAGGTGGTAATAGTGTTGAGGCT